TCTGCGAAGGTAACATTGTCAAGTATGTCACACGATGGAAGTACAAGAACGGTATTGAGGACTTAAAGAAAGCCCGACACTACCTAGACTTCCTGATTGAACATGCGGAAGCTGACGAGTAGACAAGCAAAAGCCCCCTTGGAGTAAAATCCTTGGGGGCAATTTTGTGTTTACTTCTTGGGTTTCTTCTTTGGTTTGTAGCCTGAGGCGTAGGCTGCTTTACCTTGCCTCTCAGCTTGTTCCTTCGTAGGGTAAACTTTACCTGTTGTACCCCATTTGTAGCCGCCTTTTACTTTACGTACTGGCATCACCACTTCACCTTGTCTGCCCAGTAGGCTGCACTCATCTTACCCTTGGCAATGTTCTTTGCATGACGAGCCTTGAATGCTTTGTTTCTAGCTGATCCATCAGGGCTACCCTTGACACCCTTCTGGCCAAACCGAATGGTCTTAATCTTGTCACCCTCTTTAGCTACCACAACGTGAGACTTAGTCTTGTGGCTAGGGGTAGCCTTGGGTTTGTTAAAGCCTGACACACCTGCTCGTTCTAGTCGGGGGTCTTTCTTACTTGCCACGATCATTCTCCATCATGTCTTTAATAGCTTTAATGTTCTCGTCAATACGGCCCATAGCTACAGCCTGTGACTGGACACTTACCTCTAGGGCAATTAAACGTGTCTCATGACGGACAAGCTCTTTCGTGTTGGTCTCAATATCACTGTTGAGTGAGGCTACAAACCACACAAGAGCAATAGTCTGACCTACGATTGCCATAATAAAACTCAAGGGTATAGACTTACTTAAATGCCATTCAGTTTCTTGTGTCACAGACTGCTCTCCACTTAGCTGAGTAGTTATCTACTTCTATTATAGTTTGTGTTGTATCATCCTCTGATACAGTGGGTAGGGGTATACTACAAAGAGCCTCAACGGAGTTGATTGTTGTCCCGCAGCCTGTCAAGAGCAGCATCCCGATCAGTGTTAATCTCAACGGCATCAATCTTCTCCCTCGTATCTTTGTAGCCCTCTAGGTCTTTGACCTTCTGCTTTTGTTTCTGTGTCTGCTTACCGTAGAAGTACACCCCGACGAGGATACCCATACCTGCAAGCAGACCAGATAACATACGGCCTAGCTTAGATGTTAGTAGACCTAACATTACATACCCTCAGGGGCTGGCCCCAAGTCTAGTTTAAATCTAGTACCCTCTCCTTGAGGTACACCCAAGGCAGCTGCCCAAACTCTCACCTGACCGAAATAAGGTAAGCCACTCAGGGCTTCTTCAGCTAACTTCTCATAGCCAGCCATGTCTCCAGTCTCCTTAAGGACAAGTGCTTGTTGCATCTTTCTACCACGAGGACCAGAGTTAAAGTCGTATACGTCCTCTACTACGATACGACCATCCTCTACCCTGACGTTACCGTCACCAGTACGACCAATGAGTGTAGCCATTCTGTAGTTAGGGTCACTAAAACTCTTGGCTGCTGTAGTTTTTAGATCAGACATAAGGATTGACTTATCTTCAAAACCCCATGTCTCATAGGTAAACTTGTTACCACCCTCTTTGATAGTTTTAATGGCAGCTTCTCTCAGGAAGTCAGCATCACTACCCAAGTCTTCCGTAGAGAGGCTGATCTTACCATCCTTGGAAAGGAACTCAGTAAACTTAGCAGCATTGATTGGTAGAAATTCACTTGCTATAGGTGCTGCATACCTCCCTGCCCTTACAACCGTCTCAGGGGATGGTGTAATAGCTTCGGATGTTTGACCAACTACTTCACCAACAAAAGACCCTACATCTGACAAAGTTTTTTTAACATCCTCCTTCTCAGGTAGAGCTTGATATACGGTATCAGCTACACCAGAAACAATCTCACCTCCAGCCTCCAAGGCTTGTGAGGCAGTATCTTTTGCAGACTGGACGAAACTTCCGACTGCACTAGAAGCATTATCTGAATAGTCTTTTGCTTGACCGAGTACCTTGTAGCTAGTCTTAGCTCCAGTTTCTGTAAAGTTCTTAGCCTCACCTAAAACTTTGTACCCCATTATTCAATCTCCACAACGAATGCGTCTGGACCAGAACCAACTACTACTTTATCACCAACCTTTAAACTTCCATCTGCTTGAGCAGCCTCAAGTTCGTCTAAGTCAGCTACAGTAAATGTTTGCTCAGGGTCTACTTTAAGAACCTGAAGGAGTCTTTGTAGTTCAGGGAGTATTGAAGGGAGGTCAGATACCTTTACAAGACCTTGGCTATCTACTGGACTTGAGATTTCTTCAGATAGAGCTGCGTCAGCACTCACTGTCTCAGGTCTTGCTTGAGGACGTAAGGAGGTTGTGGGTGCTGTAGTCTGCACCACTGGTGCTGCCTCTGTTTGGGCCGCAGGAGGTAGCTCAGTAGTTGTGATACGTTGCTCAGGGGCTATGCCACCTTGTCCACCACTACCTGCTGATTGACGTACACGTTGTAGGGCTTCACCTCGTGTCACCGTACCATCACCACTTACGTCCAGACCTTTGTTGGCCGCATAGTTGTTGGAGCCTTCACGATACATTACATAGCTGTCATCTTTGCCTACACCAGCTGGCCAATGGATAGCCATGTAGACATCACCAAGGTTCTTCATACGACCTTTGAAAGGACGTAGGTACTTCTCTACATATTCCATCTGCTCAACACGAGACATTTGAGCAAGTGCAGAGGTTGAAGTACCAAGACCTTTAGCTGTGCTCTCCAAGAACTGGATAAGACCTGTTGCTGTACTACCTGGGTTCTTAATGTCAGGTCTGAATGTACCTACAGTCTCGAAGGAGATAGCTGTTAGCAGGTCAGCACTATTGATACCCAAGTTCTGAGAAGTAGTTTCAACAGCACCAAGGAAAGCACCATCGTCAGCAATTAAGTTGAAACCTGTAATCGTACTAGGGTTTATGTCAGACGGTGTACCAGCAGGTTCTTCTACAGCAAGACCTTTAAGAGTTTCGTTGATAACACCGATAGCATCACGACGATCTAGTGCACCCTCAAGGTTATATAGACCAGCAAGTTGCACTACGTCTGTGTAGCCATCTCCGATCACACCTCTGAAACCATCTCTGATACCAGCTACAACGTCACCGCCATAATACTTCTGCATTGAACGGTTAAACCCTTCGACCCTAGAAGTAGCAGTTTTAGCCCGTAGCTGATCTTGGTCGATAACATAGTTAGAACCATTCCAAGAAGCTACAGATGTAGCATCAATAGCTGCAAGGTTACGTTGCTGACGTACCAACTCAGTGTTCAAGCCACTGCGTACATAAGTACGAGCTACTGTAGCACCCTCAGGGTCAACACTGTCAAGTGTCTTGACGTTCTGGATGAACTGTCTGTTGCCTACAAGCTCCTTCAGGAAAGAAGCTGACAAGAAGTCATCGTTACCCATACCCATCAGGACTGCACCGATACCTGCACTGTTCTCTACAAACTGTTGACGACCCTCAGGACGTTGCAGTGTATTAGCATCTGTAAGTTTAGTTAGCTGACCTGAAGCCTTCAGACCATCGTAGAACTGTTGAGGGGAGAGACCCTCTACTTTGCTTGCTACGGCAGCTGGCAGTTTATCAAGGGTAATGTTACCGCCAACTGTTTCACCCAATCCTGTTTGTTCAGCAATGTGACCAAACAACTGAGGTTGTGTAATGTCTAGGTTGATAGACTTACCTACATCCATGATGAATGTTTCTACATTACCACCCATAAGGTTAGTCAATGAGGTTGGGTCTTTGATTGCTGTAGCAGCTGCAAGGATGGACTCTGTTGAGCCACCACCCTCAGCAATAAGAGCACCAGCAAAGGCTGTAGTAATCTCTTCAAACAGAACATCAGAAGATGATGCCTTAGTCAGGGTAGTAAGGAGGTTATCAATGCTTGTAATCTTAGCTTGTGTAGACTTCCACTGGTCATCAGATACACCTGAAGGACGAGATACACCAACCTTGAGTTGTGCCCAAGAAGCCCCTAGGTTAGCTAGTGACTGTGGTCCTACAGTTCCACCCTGTTGCTGAGTACTTACCAGAGCACCAAGGTTAGTGTTAAGGAATGTGTCAATAGCATTGCCGTAAGCAGCCTCAGTTTGGACTGACCACTGGTATCCTTGCTCTGCCTTAGAACGAGCAATAACATCGGCAGATGCCTGTAGTGTAGCCTTCTGACCAATAGCATATTCAATACGTTGCTCATCTGTAGAATCCTGGGGCAACAAAGCATAGGAGGCTACGTAAGATGCTTGCACTTGAGGGTCTTGTAGTGCTTGCTCACGCATGAAGTCTTCGTTATCACGGCCATACCCTGCCCATACCCGTCCAGTAGTCTTAGTGTAGACATTCTGGTAGTCCGTATCGAACTCAATACCCTGCATAGCAAAGTTAGTAGCCAGCTGACGTTCAGCAATTAGAGCAGCTTGCTCACCCTTCTCGTTACGGATAGCCTCTACACGTTCAAGACCTTTAGCAAAGGTTCCAAGCTGAGGGTCAACCTTAGTCGAGCCACTACCGCCACCACCACTGCGTTGGGAAGCAGAGTAAGACTGTAAGAAGTCTCCACCTAGTCCAGCTAAAGCACCCAACATAGAGGGTTGCTCGACAGGCCGTTCATAGGCTACTTCACTTTGAAGTTTCGGAGCAAAGAGATCAGCCATTATTCAGTACCTTTCAGGATGGACCGTGTAGCCTGTAGGGCATACAACTTATCTTGTTCTATCAAATTCTTTTGTATCTTAGACCAGTTCTTTTCGATGGAAGAACGAGCAGACTTACGGAGTTGATTTGTTTGTGAGGAGGAGAAGCCAGAGAAGCTAATACGTTCATGTAGTTCAGTCATCAACTGGATAGCCTTGTCTACATCACCACGGTCACCCTCCATCAAGGCAAAGATATACTCAGCATCACGGTTAACTTCTTTACGGAAGTCAGAGAACTTCTTGTTGCTAGTATAAATCTGACCTAGACGACTGTAGTTCTCTACTACCTCAAGAGGTGTGAAGCCAGTCAGGGCTACAATCCCATCACCGATAGTCATCTCACTCTCAAGTGCAATACCATTCTTACTACGGTACACACCGTTGTTGAAGATACCGTAAGCCTTAGCAATGTTGTCCAAGCCAGATGGTTGACGTAGAACCTTGATGACATCTTCAGTAAGACTTGCAGTCTGACCGTTAATCAGTGAGTTAACAGCATCTGTAGCAGCATTGTACAAGTTACCTGCAATCTCACCAGATGGGCCAGCAATAGCCCCTACGGTAGACTCTTGTGTGACCTTCTTGTAGGTGTCTGTGATAGCACCTACAGGGGCAAGACGTTGAGCAAGTCCAACTTCCACATCACCACCAAGAGCAGCAATAATTCCGTCAATCATACCATATTTTAAGACGATATACAAGTCACTGTCAGGGGCAATACCTGTCTTCTCACCAATGTAATCAGCTGCACTACCAAGACCAAAGCCTGTTAGCCCATACATGGGCATGAGTACAGTAGCTAGACGAGCACGTTCAGCTACTGTAAAGTTTCGGCCTACAAATACTGACTCCATTGAACGGAGTGTGTAGGATAGCCACTGAGTAGGAACCTTCATAAACCCTGACTGCACCTTACCACGGGACAGAGAGGACATGTTGAAGGTCAGGTCTTGCTCACGACGAGTGATCCACTGACGAGCCTCATCAGACAGAGCAGAGACATTAGGGAACTTAGCCTTGAACTCAAAGAATGCTGTGTTGATACCCGTCAGACGAGCCAATCGTTCACCAGCCTTAAATGGCATTAGACCTGCATCAAGGCCCTTGGTAGCCAACTTGCTGATGTTGTAGCCTACACCACTCAAAGCTGAGTAGCTCATGCTCTCACCGTTCCAACCTGAGATACCGAAGCCAACCCCTGTACCGTCTTCGATAGCATCACCGTCTACAATAGCACGACCAGAAGTACGGATGTACTCGAACAGTTCACCTGCATCCTTCTCAGAGATAGAAGCAGCCTTAGCCAGACGTTTGATAGCCTCTTGCTGTAGCTCAGGTGTGGTAGCCCGTAGTGCAGCCCGTACAGGGATCGTCATAGCTGCACCCTTGAGGCCATGCTTAGGGCTGATAGCCATGATTGTAGTAGCATGGAAAGACTGCATGAAGAACTGAGATACGTTAGCAAACCCAAAGGCAGATTGGAAGCCGATCTTCAACAGACCGTTAGTTGGGTCACCAAGGTTTAGTTGCTTACCTGTCTTATCAAAGACAAACTCAGCTACACCTTGGCCAATGTTAGCCATTGAACTAGCAGACTCGTCACTCATGTTCATCTTACGCATGGTGATGTCACGGAGTTCCTTCATACGGCGAGAGAACTCATCTGTGCCACTGATACGAGCATTACGGAACAGTGTCTCGTAGTCGTTAGGGGACACACCATCGGGGAACCAAGTACGTCCGTTCTGTTGAGCCTTCTTAACCCAGCCAACCATAGCATTACGAGCATAGGCTCTGTTGCTGTAGGTGAATACTGAGTTACCCATCTGACCTAAGACAGAGTTGATGGGGTCTTCGTTGTAGGCTTTACCACCTCCGAAGTCCATAAGTACACGATCATTACGGCGCATGTCGTTGGACACGTAGTCATCTAGCTTCATGCCTGTGAAGACATCAGAGCTTGCTACATCACCAGCTAACAGATCGTCGTTACGACCTTTGTAGCCAATAGTGCCACGAGTAAAGTCCCAGCCTTCTTCATCAGCCAGTTTCTTGAAGTCAGTGTAGTTCTGGACACTAGGGTTCCAGTCGTTGTTCTGTGCAATGATGTCATCAATAGCATCATCACCCTCGTCGATAGCCCGTTTGATACGACCCAGCTGTTCAACAGCAGTCTTAGCTTGCTTCTCAGAGAACGTACCCATCAAAGCCTTGAGACGTTTATCACCTAGAGTAACGAAGTAGTTGAGGTTAGGGTTAGCTCGTGATCCACCAGGGTTGTAGCCCATGACATCTGTAGGCTCAATGATACGAACCTGCTTAGGTTTGACTACGTACTCTTGTCCATCGGGGGTAGGCTTGTCCAGCTTCCAGATAGGAATACCTTCTTCTACATCCTGGACTCTGATCTTACCATCGAACTCACCATCAATTAGCTTGGCATCTTCAGGTACGTCAGAACGGTTGACCCTTTTAGCTGGTGCATAGAAGTCATCAGCTATCTTGACAGAGTTCTGGTAACCCTTCTCAATGTAACGGTTAAGCATTGTTGTAGTCTTGAGTAAGTAATCAGCTTCTTCTACAGTAGCTAAAGCATTGTAGGCATCATAAGCACGATCACTAGGTGCTAGACCCTTTGGGTGCATCTGTTGATACTTAACGGCAAACTCACTCTCACTGTAACGTACACGTAGTGCCGCATCCTTACCGTCACGTAGCTGTGTGTAGACAGACTGGAGGGTGAACCGTTCTTGTGCATTAAGTTTCTGTAGAGACTTAGTGTAAGGATCAACAATATTCTTAACAGCAGCCCTAGCACCTTCAGCCATGTTGGAGATATTAGTAAGACGTTGTACGTCACGGAGTGCAGCTGAACCCAGAATCTCGTTGTTCATCACACGTCCAAGTGTACTACGAACTATACCAGCTTCAATACCCAAGTCAGGGTCAATAGCATCCTGCAAACCACTGAGGTTCACACGTTCAGCCACCTCAATAACGTATCCCTTAGACAAGTCATTGACATCGACTGGTGCTACAGTAGCCTTCTCTACTACCTGAGAGATTTCGTCAGCCAATTTCTGGACACCTTGAGGGATACCACCATCTGCCATAGGCTTAAAGGGTGTACCGTCAGACGCCTTACCAAACTTAATAGTTGTAACGTAGTTACCTAGACCTTCATCCAAGACCTTCCAGTCAAAGACGGGGTTAGTTACTTTCTTTGTGTACTTCTCAGCAATCTTCTTACCTGCAAGATTGATAGCCTCAGCATCAGCAATAGGACCGAAAGCACCCTTACGTTGTAGGTCATCAATGCCTTTGATAATCTCATTCTCTGCATACTTCTCAGTGAACTTAGCAGCTGATGGACGTACAGGCTGTGGAGCTAGATCAAGGTTAGACGGAGCTACGTTACCCAAGACCTCAGGGTCAGGGCTAGTACGAAGGATAGTCTCACTAGCTTCAGCAGCTGCCTCAGAACCACGAATAGCCCCTACACGACCAATCGCAGTAGAGGATTTCATCGAAGTTTTAACAGCACCCTTAACACCTACCGAAGCCAGCTGACCAATACCGATAAGGTCCAGAGCAGCAAAGGCTTGGTTCACACCTTTGTTAGGATCGTAACCTGCACCTAGAGTTTCTGTAGTCAGGTCTTGCAAAGCACCTAGAGTGTTCTCAGCAAAGAGACCCTCTTCTGATACATCATCAGCAAAATTGTTGAACCATTCACGGAACTCAGTGGGGGAAAGACGAACAGCCGCATTAAGAATGTCACGGCTCTGTGTCTCAGTCTTAGATGTGATAGCTTCGATTGTACCAACAGGTGATACATCACGAAGGAAACGGTCAATAGAGTTAAGTGTCTTCTCGAATGGACCCTTACGTGCTGCAATTTCAAACTGACGATCAGAGATAATCTCTTGAGCAATCTGATAGTTTGTAGATACACGAGCATCAGCAGAAGAATAGTCAAAGTTGTTGACCGTGAGAGCCTGTTCAGCAATGAAGTCAGGAGTGCTCAAGAACTCATCATTCTTAGCACCCATGTCAGCAGCTTCTGTAGTCAACTCTTCAGCTGTTTTGTTCTGTGTGTAGCCACGGAGAAATGCTTCGTAGTACTGGTTCGAAGAGGAGTCAGTTACTTTAACCTTAGCCTCATGAGTACCTAATTCTTCCCCAGTTACTGCTACAATATCCTCTGTGCGGTCTGGACGAGCCTCTGAGGCTACACCAAACTGTTTGTCTAATGATTGAATGTTGATGTTGTAACCTAGTGGGGAGTTATTAGCCATTGTTATTAACCCACATTCTTCAGGAGTTCGCCCTCAGTAGGGGTTACACCCTTACCAAATGATCCAAATGTACTTAATCCTTGCATACCAAGACCAGCTATAGCACCTGCTGTCTGAGCCTTAGATGAGGCAATGCTAATCTCTTTAGAGAGGCCAGACATCTGACCAGCATAGCCAAGGCTACCACCAAGCTGTGAGCTAAGAGAAGACAGACCACCACCAAGGGCAGAACCACCAGTCACCCCAGCCGATCGTGACTGGGAAAC